AATGGAGAGTTTTAGCGTTCTCGATCCTTGACCAGCCATCACCACTCCTTCGCAATTTTACTGAACGAATTTTCCCATTCGTTGATGATATATGGCTGTTCGGCACGCAGTGTTGGATAAATAAACCAACCGCGTGAACCTCGACCTTCACGGCCTGACCACACTGGGAATTGCTTAAACTTATTTGATCCGAATTCCGATCCACCCCATAAATCACGGGTAGTTGCACCACCCGAGAATTTCTGCGATACGTAACCGAACGAAATTTCGCCGATCTTGCTTGATTTGCTCACCTTCGAACCTTCGGCAATTCGGCTTGCTACATTGCTCGATGAAAGACTCCCTGCCTTCGAAACAATTTTGCCCTGGAGATATTCGGCCAATGCACCGGAAACCAGTTTTGCTTCCTGAGTTGCCTGTTCGTCCATGGCCTTAAATGCACCGACAATTTTGCGCAGTTCGCCTTTATCGTAGGCAATCGCATCATCGGCCATTTCGCTGCTCCAATATCTCCAACGCGGTGAGTATTTTTTCGGCGGTATCCCATTCGGTCATGGGAATCTGCGTGGCAATCGCTAGTTCAATGACTAGCCGGCTGAGACTGCCTCGCTGGTGGCTTTTGGGTCGGAATCCGCAAACGTTACATCGGACACGGTTTCGGCCCACACTTCAAATGGCTTGACCGGTTTTCCAGCGTTTTCACGTCTCATGGCGTTGTAAGCCAGGAATAACAAATCGCTGATTCCGATTTCATTTGCCTGTTGAATTGTCTTGCCTGTTTTGTTTTCCCATTTCATCCATTCAGGTGGGGCAGCCACGTAGGTGGCCACCTCACCGGACTGGAATTCAATCGTGATTGCAGTTTTCATTCTCCCGATCTCCCTTAATTAGTCCAACGCCGGCGTGGTTACGCAGGTGAATGCTAGTGAGGCAGTTAGCGCATCAGGCGCAGTGCCACCCAATGATGGGAAAATTGGTTGAACGCTGAACGCGTAAGCAACGTCATGAACGGTCAAAACCACTGGCAACGCGTCATTCGGTGTGTTAGCTGCGGCATTCCACAACGCCTCACACAATGAACCGGCTGCACCGAAATCCTGGAGCATTTCAACGTTAAATGTTCCCTGGGTGTCGGTTGTGTAGTACGCCTTACCGTCAAGGGTTTGATACGTGTTGATTGTTGATTCGATTTCAAGGGTGGCCGATGTGGCCTGCGCATCATAAACATCACCATCGATGGTGAATGCAATTTGTCTGCCCGTGATGATATTTGTTGGCATTTTTTCTCCTAGGTGTTTATTTGGGTGAAATAGGTTGACACGTTCAAATCTGCGACTAACAAATTGGATGCGCCAACGGAAATGACTGACGGCCTTTGAACGTCGCCGACGACGTACCCTGAGGGCATGGCCCCCAAAATGCTGATGATAAGGGCCTCTAATTGATCCAATGCCCCTGAATTGGAATTGTTAGCAACCGCTGCGGTTACAACAAAATTGACCTTCACCTTTGTGACGGCCCCGTTGATCAATGTTGATTCAAGCCAGGGTGAATCTGGGATGATCACGCAGGCAGGTGGGATGACCGCCTCAGGTGCTACGGGGTAAACCGATGCAGCTACGCCGGCCAATGCCGTTGCAAGATCGTTGCGAACGTCCAACAATGTGGTCATTGGCATATTGAATCCACGTCATAAAACGCCGAAATTAACCCGATTACTCTGTTTTGGAGACTGCGGCCCATGCGGTACGGCGTAGGCGCAAAATCAACGCCTTCGATCTGCCCACCTGGTGCCGTGATACTTTGGAAAATTTCAACGGACACAATCAAAATGGCTTTGTTGACTGCCGGAACGCTTGCATATATTTCGGCGGCTGAACCGCCATCGAGTGTGACCGTTCCCGCTGGAATCACCGGAGTGAGAATGCGATCAGCTTCATCGACCACCGCAGTGACTTCAAATGGTCGAACGGAATGATTGCTGACTGTGTACGGCCCATCAAGGCCGCCGCCAATTCCTGCGAGAACGATCCCCTGTCCCTCGACGAAATAATTTGGTCGCAATGTGTCGATATACAAAACATCGTTCACAACGCGAGTTGAAACCACGGCACTTTGATATTGCGTGAGCATTGGCAAAATGGTGATTTCGGCAGATTCAATAATTGAATCGAGATATTCATCCGAAAATAAGGATTCGGAAACGCCAAGCACCTGACGCAATTCGTCAGCGGTCACAATGGTTGGCATTTCCGGTCCTTTCGTCTGCTCGGCCTGTTCGGGAGTGACCAGGCCGATGATTAGTTTTTTTTAGTCTGAGTAGCGGTATGCGCCGTAGCCAATTTTCGTGGCCGTTGCTCCGTAGCCGTACATAAGAATTCCAATGCTGCCATCGGAAATGATGTTCGTGCGCAGTTCTAGGCGTGGAGATTCGTACCATGTATAAGCGTCACGGTTGATGACGTACATTGAATCGTCGCCTGTTCCTGATAGTGCAGTGTCAACCCATAGATCGAGTCCATTTACTGAACCACGGAGTGATCGTGGCTGCGCATTTCCTGCCGCATTTTGCGGAGCAATCGCATTGTAAATTGGTCTTCCATCGACGTTGAATGACATGATGCGGCCCCACATTGCAGGGCTTACAACGATTGCATCGGCGAATTTATGTGTTTGCTCATAAACGTAAACTGATGCAGTTGAAACCCATGATAACAATTCCGCAGCAGTGATGTCTGAACCGAATCCTGTTGATGCGGTTGCAGAATTTGCAATGATCTGCGCTGAATTATATTCGTTGGTTGCACGTGCGTATTGTGATGAAAGATTTGAGATCAATTCGCTGAAAAATAGTGGATCGCTGCGATCCGCTAATTCAACGGACATGACCTGGCTACCCTTGAATGACTTTACGTCAACGTTGATGAATTCTGATTCCATGACTGTTGGTGTGACAGGATCGAGTTCATCGATCTGCGCAACCGCAGGCAAGACTGTAATTTTTGGAATCTGGAAAACAAGGCCAGCGTTAGGTAGGGTCCCTGTTGAAATCGAATCGATTGAGGCACGAACATTATCTGCAAGGCCGTTGACCACTTCACGCAGTTGGCGTGTTGGGATCAGTCCTGGATTGTCTGTTGATGCGGTTGCAGCTGCAATGAATGCACGTGATTGTTCTGATCCGCGTGCTGCGGCTACCTGATGCATCAAAAATGTTTCAGGTGAAACGATTGGGTTACGTGTTGCAATGAAATTGACTGGTTTTGCGATTGATGCTGCTTGCACTACTGCTGCCGCTTCTACCGTCTCGGCGGTAGTTGGCTCTGTGACGGTGTTTTCCACGGCGTCTCCTTCTGTTGATGGTGTGGGTGTTGCTTCCGCGGCATCATTGGATGGCTCGGAATTTTCTGGTGCGGTAGTCGCGGCGACATTTGACACACGTGCTGAATCAAATGCCGGGTTGTGTGTCAATGCGACACCGACCAAATCTGCTGAATTGACGACCATTGTGCCGTCCTCGTTATATCCAAAATCATTTGCATTTGCTTCGACTGAAAATCCATCGCGTAATCCGTCCATCGCTTCCTGGATTGCGTCGGAACCTGCGGTGGTTTTCGAAATCTTGAATGTTGCTTCAATTGATTTTCCATCGGGTGCAAATTCCATGCTGAGTGTTTTACCGATTGGACGGGCTGAATCGTGTTCCAAATTCAATTTAACATTGGCTGGATTTAGCGATCCAGATTTGAACATGACTTTACCGGTTGATGCGTTGGCTGGGACGTCGAATTCAACAATCTTGCCGGTGATTGTTCGTGCCTCGGAATCGGCTGCCGTAATTGTGAATGGTGTTGTTACTTTCATTTGATCATTTCCTCCGCGTTTCGTATTTCCTCCACTGTGATGGCCGGATTGCCGTTAGCATCCACGATGGAATTCAGGGTTTTGTAAATGTTCGCACGTTCAAGATCGCTGCCGCGTAGGTAGTCGGATAGGTCGTACCGGACTTCCTGGGTTGATGGAATGAAATCTGGCATTGATAAACGTTCGGTGATCGAGGTCATCAGCGGAATGAGTGAGAAATCGAGCAAGGTTTGACGTTGCGTGGTCGCGTTTGAATATGTCATGGATGATCCGGTGTTTGCGTCCACGTAATACGCTGGGATTCCGCACGCACGTGCAATTTCGGTTGCAATGTACGATCTCGCAGCTGCTAACTGTAATTTTTCAGGATCAAATCCCACGGTTTCCATTGTGACGTCAGCATTTAGGAATGCAGTGCCACGATTGCGGCGTGCGGTTGCCCATGAATCAAGCAATTTTGCAATTCGGTCCGCAGGTAATGCCGTGCCGTTGGATTTCAACACCATTGACGGAATCGGTTCGCGTGCGTACATCGCAGCGGCACGTTCTAGTTCCGCACCCGTGCGGATTGTTCGGCCTGCTCGATTCAACACGCCTTCATCATTGCCGTTAAATACGACCAATGAACCTAATCCTGAATTTGGAACCGGTGATCCGTCCACCATGTAGTATTCAATTTCAGTTGCCAATGAATTTGTTTGAATGGTCACGCGTGATGGATTGACGCGTTGCACACTGCGAACCCGATTTGTATCTGCGAAAAATTCTGTGATCTGCCAATATGCGTAACCATATAGGAGCAAATCCTCGCAGGTCCACACGTATGTAGCCGATCCTGGAACGCGTGGGTCCGGTGTACGAATAACGCGTGGCGTTGCATCCTCGATTTCAAGGCCGGTTGATCGATCAATGACTTCAAGGCCAATCGATGCAATCGATGAACAAATGATGTTTCTTGCACGTGCGCCGGTTGGAACTGACATGAATTCCTCACGCGTTGCAGTGTTTGCACCGCCGAAAAATGGTGTCAATGAATCCAACGTTGTCACGGGTCCAAGCTGCGCAGCCACATCAGGCCCCGACGGTAGCCCTACCGTTTGAACCTGACGCGTTGCGAAAATGTCACGAATTCCCATGCCTAGATTTTCTCAGGCTAATACCACTATCCAACCATGATGTCGGTTTCCGTCTCTGGGCGTGTCGCAAAATGTGTGCATAACGCGGTGGCCACGCTGGCACACACCGCCGTTTGCGACGCACGCCGTCCAATGACCCAGCCGCCATCACCTCGACGCAGTTGCACCGCACTGAGCATTTGTGCCGTCAATTCCGGTTGATTCGTATGACGCAACCTGCCCGAATTTATGGCACCCAGTAATTCGTCACACGATTGTGGATAGGCCGCGTCCATGTCATAAATTGGAATGCCAGCCGGTTGCAATCGTGCGGCCACGGCCCCACTGGTTTTCCTGGAGTACAACAAATGTTCGATGGGATATTTGCGGCAGTAAAACGCGGCATCATTGGCAATGGCCCGGTCATCGAGTTGGCGTTCATTCTCCCAGGTGTGGAGTAACTTCACCACGAATCGTTCATCGCCTAGTTTCTGCGCACCGACCAAGGCACAATGGCGGCGATCCGGTGAAATGTCTAATGCCAACCAGGTGAGTTTTTCTGGATCGAGTTCGAGTTCGGGTTCGGCACATCCATCCCACGCAGCTTGATTGATGATCGATGAAATCGTTTGGACCCATCTACACAATACCTCGGTTTGTACGACTTCCGGTGGGTCTTTTAAAACGCTGCGAATGTTATCGATGTGAATTGTGTGGCCCAGTGCCGGGTTAGCCATTGCGAAATTCTCGTCCGTCAATGCGTCCGATGCACCGGACCATTCGAAATAACCAATGTCATCAACCACACCGGACGCAGCGGCGATTCCCCGTTCGCGTAGCAAATTTAGCACTTTCGAGTGTTGGTCACCTGCGTTCGAATAGGTCATGACCATCGGGTTTTTCGCGGCGAGCAATGTATAACGCAGCGATGCAAACGATTCAAGTTCGTGCATTTCTCGCAGCTCATCCAGGTGAACGGTCTCAGGTTTTGAAATACCACGTGCCGCCGATCCTCCAGCCTTGATGATGAACCGGTTGACACCCGTTGATCCTTGAACCTCGATTTCCTCGGAACCGTGTGACCATCGAATGCGCTTCACGCGTTTGGATAGGTCATCGGATGATTCAATCAAATTGACCAATGCCCGAAATTGCTCCAACGATGTGGCCAATCGGTGAGCCGATGCAACCTGCAACGATTCATCCCAGTGAAATAGCCCCATCAAAATGCGACTGAGCATCAGGGTGGATTTGCCGGACTGCCTGGCTACCACAATGCAGTTCAGCGGCGTGGCCCATCGACCATCGGGCTTGACCTTATGGGAGTGAATCGCGGCCCATTCCTGCCAGGGCATGAACCCGTTTGGAAAGATAGTTTTCGCAAAATCGATGAGTTCGGGACCCCTGGACGGTAAATTATTCAGTGGTGAGTGGATTCTAGGCGTTGGACTCCCAATAACGTCAGCTGATGACGGTGCCAAAACCGATGTGAGCCGATCTGAGACTAGATCGACCTGATCATGACTGTTTATGGCCTGTTGCTCCTTAATCATGGCTAATTGACACGTTTTCGGGGATATAACGTTCAT